TGGGCTGGAATGGCCAGTTCTCAGCAGTCATCCCGGCCACGGAAGCGCTGAAACTCGAACAGGCGCCGCCCCAGCAGTTGCCGCAGCAGACGCTCCAGGGCCTGACGACGTACAGCAACCTGAACACGAACGCGGTGAATGCCGCGCTGCAGCAGTCGCAGGCGACGGGCATGTACACCGCGCCGGGCCAGGTCCTGCCGCCGGGCACCAATAATGCCGGTGGCAAGTTTTCGGATCTGGACCCGGCGACGCAGCAGGCGTACTACACGGGGCACGGTTCGGACTGGAACGCCGCCATGACGGCCTGGGTTGCCGACTCGAACAAGGCCATGCAGCAGGCCTACGCCGCTGCCGGCGGCCAGGGGCAAGCGCCTGGTCTCGGCACGCCTGGTACGCCGCAGGAGACGCTGCAGGCGCAAAACCAGTACTTCGTTCAGGCCGCGGATCTCGCCAACCAGTTTGGCCAGTACTACGCGCCGGGCGCGCCGGGGCAGGCCGGCGTGGCTGGCACCAACATGCCGCAGGTTGGTCAGGCGACGCTCGCGGCGCAGAACCAGGCGCAGCAGAACGCGCAGCAGTGGGCGAATATCTATGGCTACACGCCGCAGTTCGACGCTAACGGCCAGCCCATCGCGCCGAACTCGAGCGCGCTCACCCTCGCGAACATCAACCAGCAGAACCAGATCGCCCAGAACTGGGCGCAGCAGTACGGCTACGTGCCGACCTTCGACGCCAACGGCCAGCCCGTGTTCAACGCCGGCACCAATGTCGGCGGCGTCGGGCCGGGCGATCAGACGCTCGCCGCCAAGCAGCAGGCCTACTCTCAGCAACTGGGCGCCATCAACGCCGCGGCCGCGCTGCAGGCCAACCCCTTCCGTCAGCAGCAGGTCATCGGCCAGCTCGGCAACCTGCTCGGTGGTCAGGGCGTCGCCGGCTTTCAGGCACCCAACACCGTGGCCGGCGTCGGCACCGCGGGCGGCACCGGCACCGACACGGGCATGGCCTACATGCAGCAGATGATCGACGACATCCGCGGCGGCACGAACAGCGCCAACAGCGTCAGCATGAACAACGTGCTCAACGCTATCCCGACGCCAAACAAAATCAACTCCCAGGATTTTCTGCGGTCGGCGCCGAGCACCCAGCAGATGGTGCTCCAGGGCATGCAGGAGAAGTACGGACTCGACCCCCAGGACTCGCTGCAGCAGATCAAAAACACGCTGCCCTCGTTTACCGCCCCGTCGACGTTCGGCTCGATCAAGGGTTAGTGATGCCACTCAAGAAGTCGACCTCGCCCGCCGCGTTCAAGGCCAACATCAAGGCTGAGATGGCGGCCGGAAAGCCCCAGAAGCAGGCACTGGCGATCGCCTTCGCCACCAAACGCAGGGCGGCAGCGAAGAAGAAGTGAGCATCGACATCACCCGCTCGATCCACCCGGACCTGCTCGAGGAGTACACCGAGCAGATGCAGCTCGCCGCTGGCGCCACCGCCGAGCGCACCTCACCTCGGCGTCGGCGCGGCCGTGGTGCGCCGGCTCAACCGGAGGTCTCCCCTCCCGGAGACACCCCGTCGGTAGAGCCCCCCGACGCATCGACGGAAGACTCCGCGGACAACACGCTGCCCGCGGAGCCGCCCGCGCCGCCCACTTCCCCCGAGTGGCTGACCCAGCTGCGCGCGTCCGAAGACCCCAAGGAAATCCTTGCGCTGCTCACGCGCAATATGGCGCGCGAGGACCTGACGCGCGATGACGTGCTCAGCGGCCTGCTGGGCGACCTGAGCAATCAGCGTGCCCGCAAGATGCTCGAGGATCAGCAGCGTGCCGACCAGGACCGCGAACGCGCGCGCGCGTACGACGCCGGCGACCTGTACCAACTGGGACAGCTCTCCGCGGTCGAGATGCAGCAGCAGCGGCAGCTGGCCGAGCAGAGCGCGCGCGCGGCGGCCGATCCGTACATGAACGCGGTGCGTTCTTTCCAGAGTGGCTTGCCGGAAGACGTGCAGCGCGAGGTGCAGGGAAAGCAATACGATTCGTTCGGCGCATACTTGTCCGCAGTCCAGGACGCCGCGATCCGCCACGGCGTCTCGGAAGAAGTCAAGAAGCGCTCGGGAGCTCTGTCCAAAGCAGAGCTTTCTCAGACCGTCGGGAGCGAGCAATCCCCTGAGCTAGACGGAGGTCCTGCCCAGGCGTACCGCGAGATCACGGACGCCCAGGTCGCCGCCATGACGCTCGAGGAGTACGACCGCTACTTCGACGACAAGGGCCGGCCCAGACCCGGCGTTCGTGTGCGCCTGGAGCGCGGTATCGACGTTCGCAGGCGGTGATCTCCCCCCTCGCCTGAGGGGGCCGCTGAAAGGAATAACGAAGTGGCAGTCGCCGCTAATGAGTTCGTCGATAAAACGATCGCCGACGGCGTGTTCTCGCCGGACATTTGGTCGAAGCAGGTACTCCGCGCGACCGAGGCAAACCTGGTGTTTGCCAAGTGCGTCAATCGCAGCTTCGAAGACGACGCCAGCGTCGGGAAAAGCGTCAAAGTTGCCAGCATCGGCAACGTCGCGGCGCGGGCCAAGACCGAGAACACGGCCATCCAGTACGAGACGATCGCCGAGACCGCGACGACCATCACCTTAAACATTTGGGATTACAGCGCGGTTGGCATCGAAGACATCGTCAAGGTCCAGTCCATCGTCGACGTTCAGAACGAGTATCAGATGAAGATGGGCTACGCCATCGCGAAAGACATCGACTCCAAACTGGCGGCCGACGTCGCGGGCTTCACCCAGACGGTGGGAACCCTCGGCACCGCGCTGGCCGACGTCGACGTGATCCGCACCAACCAGTACCTCGACGACGCCGACGCACCGGCCGACGACCGCTTTTTGATCATGTCGCCCGCGGAGAAAGCCAACAAGATCGGCCTGGACCGCTGGTCGAACGCGTTGTATGTCGGCAACCCGAAGCCTGCCGTCACCGGCAGCCTCGGCGATATGTACGGCATGAACCTGTTCGTCACGACCAACCTGGTCAAGCCGGCCGGCGGTCAGGCCAATAACTTCGGGTTCCAGCGTGAGGCGCTCGCGTTGATCGTCCAGCGCTCGCCCAAGATGCACCTGTTCTACGACATCGATTACTTCACCTGGAAGCTCGCCTCAGAAGTGATATTTGGTCATCAGATGATGAGGCCGTCGTTTGGCGTATGGGCCAAGGGGATAGGTTAGTTTTACGAGGTGATTATGTCAGATTTGCTCGAAAGATTAGAGCAACGAGCAGCACCTGCCACTAGTCAGGTTACAAGTGGACTAACTTATAACTTTCCTTTAAGTTGGTATCGGCGTCCAGATGGCGACATTGTCCAGCTGCAGTCCGATCCCTACAACCGCACCATGTACGAAGACCTGGGCTTCGTGTTCCTGCGTCCGGACGAGGCGCGCGAGTGGCTCAAGGACGTCAGACCTGGCGTGATCGCCGAGCAGAAGCGGCGTGCTGGCTTGATTACCCAGATCCGTCGCGTTGCCCAGCGCGTGCCGCAGTACGTGCTCGACGAGGACCAGGACAACCCGTTTAGCCTGCGCACGACCGAGGAACTCGAGGAGATCTTCGAAGACGCCAAGGCGCAGACCGGGTTGAAGCTGCGTCTGCCGCCGATCAAGCCCGAGCCGAAGACCGCGGACACGAGCGGCGAGCTGATCGGCAGCGGCGACGAGCTCGAAAGCAAGTTGACGCGCGGGCGAGGCTACGACCCGCTGCGCGAAGCACGGAGGCGACCATGAGCGACTGGCTCACCGCGGCACAGACCGACCCCTACATCGCACCGCAGGCGACGCCGCCGGGCGACCTGTACTTCACCTACACGCGCCCGGATGGCGAGACGTTCGTCGGCACGGCGGCCAATGTCGAGGCGTACCTGCGTCAGGGGTTTACCGTCTCGAGCGAGCAGACGCTGAGCGATTCAGACTCCTTTCGAGACGCAGTTAGCCCAGGCACGGACCAACCACCGGCGGACGGAACCGCCGCCGCAGACCCCGAGCGACCCCCCGAAACCCCGCCGGCGGCGTAAGAAGAAGGCCTGATCGATGCCAGTTACACCCAGCACGGGCGCCTCAGGCGGGTTGTGGACGCACACGCCGGTCGACTGGCGCGGCAACGAGAACGGCCAGGCGCGGCCAGGCACCTGGCCACCAGACGCGATCAATGGCTCGCAGGGCGCCGGCACGCGGCCCGGCGAACAGATGCCGCCGCCGGGGCTGACGGTGCTGTCGGCGACGGCCGGCGCGGGCCAGGCGACGGTCACCTGGACCACCAGCGTCGCCAGCGACTCGAGCGTCGACATCGGCCCGACGACCGCGTACGGCACCCACGTCAATGACCCGGCGCTGGTCACCTCGCACTCGGTGGTCGTGGTCACCGGCACGCACGGCGTGCTGCAGCACTATCGCGCGTCGTCGACGGGCAACGGCTACTCGATCGTCAGCGCCGACTCGACGGTCACGCCGACGTGACGCCATCGTGAAACACCGGGCTGGCTGCACGTTCGGACCGGGGTTTTTCCGGATCGAGCTCATCTCGGGCTCGCGCCGGTACTGTCAGTCCGAGGAGCAGGTGCGCCAGGTGTACGCGTTGCTGATCCAGGACACCATCAAGCGCGTCGCGCGTGACGGCTACTGTCTGGACCCGCTCGAGGCCGAGGCGAGCCCACACGTCATCGACGCCGAGACGTTTCTCAACATGCCCAAAACTGAGGCCATGCGCGCGCTGGGCGATGTCACCGAGCAGGAGTACATCCAGGCGTACCGCGCCATCGAGGACGCGGTCCTGGCGCGCGATAGGGCTATCTCCTCGGGCGCCAGCGATCGGCCGAGCATCGTGATCAAAAAGAAGGGACAAAGGGTGCTGGATGCGCTGGCGTAGTCGGGGTTGGAGTCGACGGCGCCTCGATGGCGACGGTGGCCACGACGCCCGAGTGGGTGCCGGCCGCGGCGACCACGAGCGACAGGATGTCGCCGACACGCAGGGCGCGTCGATTCGGCAGCTTTCCCCCCGTGAACTTCCCGGCCGCTCCGCCGGTGTGCGTCATCCTGTTGGCGGGATCGGTCCAGATCGACACGCCGTTGATCTGCACGTCGATGACCGTGGTGCCCGAGCCG